CTTTAATGGTCGGCGTCGATACTTCGACGGCCTTCGCGTTGTAGAATGTGGCTTGTCTGGCCTCGGCCAGAGCCCACGGATCGCCCTCGGTTCCGGCGCTTATGGCCCAGCGGTCGCGCTCGTCGCCTATGATGTAGCGGGCCGGAGTGGAGGCCAGAGCTGAGGCGCTGTTGGATCCGGTGATTGTCAGCATACCGCCGGGGAAGGACTTCTGGAGGATCGTGTTCCCGGAGTCTCTCGTTTTTACGTCCGAGACTTTGGCTTTCAGCACCTTGCTGTCTCGGATCATTGGAGCGATACGCAGCCGGGAGAACTTGCGGGCGTCGTCGAGCGAGGGCTGCACATAGAGGATAGAGCCCGGATCTTGGTCTATGATATAGCCGATTATGTTCAGCTCAAGCTCAGACTTTCCCACCTGAGAGGCCGCCACCATGACAATTTTTTTCACCTTCGGATCGGTGAACGCTTCCATAGGCTCCCGGAGGTAGGGCGTGCGCGAAGTACGCCACGGGCCTGCCTCTGCGGAGGTTTCCGGCGATAGGCGGCGGTGTCTATCGGCCCATTCTGCCACCGTCAGATCCTCCGGCGGCTTGAAGTTCTGGACGGCCGGAGCTATGGCTGCGTTGAGCTTCCTTGCGGCTTTTTTAGTCGTCGGCTTCATCTGCGAGCGCTTCGCCCCAGCCTTCGCGATCCCTTACCCGCCGCTGATAAACTTCGGGATCGTATTGATAGCCCGCGAGCTCGTTCAGGATTTTGTGACACTCGGCGCGGATCAGTGCTGAGGCTTCGTTCGCGGTGGCTGCCTGCGCAACGTCCATAGCGAGACGGCCGGGCAGGGCCATTATCATGCTGCGGACGGTGTAAACGAGGTCATTTGTCACGGCCTCCACGTCCTCGCTCCGGTGCATTTTCCCCTCCAGCTCTTTGAGCTGCATTTCTGCGATCTTGGCCTTGCTCTGTTTCAGGTCGGCCTCGGCCCGCAGCTTGTCGGCCTCAGCCTTCGCGGTGTCCGCGGTCTTGGCTTCCTTGCCGTTGGCCTTCTCCCGCAGGTGCTTTATGTACGCCTTGACGGTTGGCAGCAGGTCGAATTTGTACGGACGCTGCGACGCCGCAGGAAGGACGCCAGACTTTGCGAGCTGCTGCACCCGTCGCTCGTCGAGGTCAAAAAGTTTCGCTATTATTGCGGTGGTTTGCAGATTTTGTTTCGGTGCTTCGGCCATGGCGTCACCTCCTTTCTGCGCAGCTGGCGAAACGAAACGCCCTGAAAAAAATTTTTTGAGTCTGCTCGTCTTTTGGGCTCGCAAGCACCGCAGGGCTTTTGCGGGCTTCACAGTACCTTGCGCGGCCGATCGGCGCGGGCTCGTTTGCTGCCTCGGCTTTGTGTGCCCCGTCTGGGCCTCTCTGTGGCCCTCTGGCGGCCTTTGTGGCCGGTGGTGTGGTCTTGCTTGCCCTCGGTCTTTGGTGCCCGTGTGTGGGGCGCTGGCGGGCTTGTGCGGGGTGGCCTTGGCTGGCTATCTCATGGCCCGCTCTATGTGGTGGTTGAAGCGCTCGCCCAGCTTGGTGTTGATTGTCTGCTCGATTGTCTCGCGGGCTCTGCCGTCTATCATTTGAGGCACGGACAGAGTGCGCACGGCCTCGATCGGCTGGCGTCCGTCCCCGCTCTTTTGGTAGGGCAGCACGACGCCACCGCGCCCGGCGGTCAGGAATGTGTCGCTGCCCATGGCTGAGCGCTGGCCCTTAATGATTGTCGCCTTTACGGTGTAGGGCTTCGGCGGCCGTATCATAGCCACGGGAGATCCTGCGGCTATAAGCTGGCCGGGGATCCGGATCGGGTTCTTCTGTTTGGTTGTGGGTGCCTGCTTCGGGCTCATTTTGAAGTGAAGCGGCGTCAGGGTTCTGCCCTTATACTCCAGCGTTGCCCCGTCCACGGATATGCCCGCGACTCTGATTGAGGTATGTCCGCGGCTTGGCCGTTTGGCTGCTTCCTTTATGGCGGCAGCGTCCACGCCGTAGTGCTCGCGGATCCCTTTTGATACCCAGCCGGGCCCTCTGGTTGTGAAGTCCGACACGGTGCGCTTGATTGCCACCTCGCCGCCGTCCCGTAGCTTCTGGAGCTTTTTCATAATGTCGCCCGCTCCAGAATGGGACACGGTAAAGCCTCCCCTTGTGTGCCGGGCTGGGCCTGCGTTGAATAGGTCGCTCATGGTGCCCGCCTCCTTTTCAGTGCATGTGAAAAGCCGCCCAGAGGCGTGAGTGCTCTCCAGACGGCTTTCGCTATTGTATAGGGTAGCACTTTGGTTTTATCCCTTTCAATCCCTTTTTATCCCCTTTTATCCCTTTTTGTCCCCCAGCTTTTCCACAATGCTGCCGGGTGATGTGCATAAAAAGGCCCGCCTCCGGCCGTTTTGTGGCTTTTGGCGGGCTTTCTTACTCGCTTTCTTTGGTCTGGGCATATATTTTCGCCAGAGCTTGCAGGGCAGAGCCGTGGAGCTTAAATGTCCGTTTCAGGTACTTGTCGGCCTTCTCGTCGTAGTCCGGCTCCCCACTGAATAGGGCGGCGCATATCGGCCACCACTTCACATGGTCGAGATAGTGCATTTCTATGACGGTCTGCTCGTCCGGCCGTTCCATTTGCTCGATCATGTCCTCCAGCTCTTTGCGTTCTGCGGCTTCGTCTGCGATCATGTCCCGGATCGCTTGCTGGAGCTCCATCTTTTTGAGGACTTGCCGCTCGGTCTTGCTGGAGCCGTCGCCGCCTCCGCTCGGTTCCCCGGATAGGTTCGGGCTCGAAGGTGCGCCCATGACGGACTCCAGATACTCCAGCCGCTCGATCTGGTTATCAATCCGGCGCTGGAAGGCCGCGTAGTGCTCCAGCTTTTGCTTGATCGCGTCGGTTTCCTTTGGCTTTTTGGTCTGGCTCATGGGCTCGCCTCCTTTCCGCTGCTATTCCGTGAACACTTGGTCGAATTGCTCACGGGCCAGCTCCTTGCCCTTCCTGATTAGCCGGATCCCGGTCGTTTTGCCGGTCGTCTTTATGTAGCGGCGCACGATCACGTCCACAAACCGGGGCTCCATTTCCATGATGAACGACGCTTGCCCGACACTTTCAGCAGCGATCAGCGTCGTGCCTGATCCCCCGAATGTGTCGAGCACTCCCTTGGCCCAGTCCGTATTGTCCAGCAGCTTCTCCAGTATCTCCACCGGCTTTTGTGTCGGGTGAAGCTCATTCCCGGAGCGTGTGGCCTCCAGTACGTTGCCGTAGCCCTTGTGATTGTCCCATTTTGGCTTTGTCCGGTGCGCAAACATAACGAGCTCGTGCTGCGTCCTCCAGCCCATACCCATGCCGGGGCTTTTCTTATTCCAGACAAGCATATTTTTGACGCCGAGCCCCGCGGTTTCCACAATATCGAACAAATATACCCACATACGCCAGTCCGTGAAGATATAGGCCACGAGGCCGTCAAAGTTCTGGAGCACTTCGCGCATGAGAGACTGGTACCCGCGTGTGCTGAGCGTGTCGTTGGCTATGGTGACGGCGATCTCCTTGCCGTCTTTGTCGTAGCGCTTGGTTCCTATGCTGCCGCTGCTGCGCCCGGACTCTTGGAAGCCGCCGGAGCAGTAGGGTGGATCCGTGAGCAGGATCTCCGGGTGTGCGCCGTCCAGCAGCAGGCCCATGTCTGCCGCGTTGGTCGAGCTCCCGCAGACGACGCGGTGGCGGCCGAGGATCCAGAGGTCGCCCTTCTGGGTGACTGTCTGATCGGGTTCTGGCGGCTCCGGTATGTCGTCCGGCTCGTGGAGGTCGTTGTGCAGGGCTTCTGACAACGCGGTGACGAGGCTCTCCACCTCGTCCTCCGTGTACCCGGTCAGCTCCATGGGGATCTCGCCGGTGTCGATTTCTGCGAAAATGTCAGCCAGCAGCTTGTTGTCTGTCTCTGCCAGCTCTGCGATCCGGTTGTCGGCCACCAGATCGGCGTATTCCTCGGCCTCGGTGGTGTAGTTCTGATAGTCCACCGGGGCCTCTTTCATTCCTTCCAGAAGGGCAGCAGAGAGGCGGCCGTGTCCCTTTACTATGAAGCCGGAGCGCTTCGAGACGGTGATCGGCTGCCTCCAGCCGGTCTGCCTGATTATGCGGCCGAGTAGCTGGATCTGGTTGTCTGGGTGCTGGTTCGGGTTCTTTGGGTTCGGTATTAGCTTTGCAACGTCCACGATCGCGTCGTGTGCGCAGAATACCGGCACGCCGTCGGCCCACGCTTTCGGCTCTGCTTCTGTTTGGTAGTCGCTCATGTTGTCCTCACCCCCTCAATAGTTTTTAGGATCCGCTTGCGTAGATCGTTGTCGGTTTCTCCGGGTTTCCGGCGCAGGTTGTACATGCTGGCTGTTTTGTCCAGCATTTTGCCATGGATCAGCAGTTTGAAGTCTTTTCGGATCCGGTTCACCACGCGCCGGGTGCGGTTCCAGCGGTGCAGCTTGCAGGCCAGTATAACGGCATTTGCCAGAAGCACGCAGCAGAACATGAGCGAGCACATGATCCACGCATAGCCGAGAGCCACGCCCGGCCAGCTCCATGTCAGCCGCCCGCTCACTTTGCAGAAAAGAAGCAGCAGGGCCGCCAGTGTTGCGATCACGGCCCACGCTCTGTTAAATATGCGGCTTGTGTTATTTCTTCCTTTCACGGTTTGCCCTCCTTCTTTGAGCCCGGTTTCCGGCCGGGTTTGGCTTGTTTGTCTGGTAGGGGCTTAAAAAGCCCGCTTTGACGGCGCACTCAGTACAGAGAAGCTCTACGCCCTGCGCCTCTTTGAGCTTGTCGGCCTCCGGCATTTTCCAGCACTTGCGGCCGCAGTTCGGGCAGCTTATCGGCACCCAGTCCGGGTGCTTCGCCTGCACGTCGCCGTTCAGGTTTTTGTCAAGCGGCAGGCAGAGGATCCCGCCCTTGTCGCTGTATTTCCTCGGCGTCAGATCGAAGCCTTTCGCCCGGAGCTGGTCGCGGGTGTCGTTCTTGACTTCCTGCTGCAATACTTCGAGGACTTCCACCTGATCGAGCTCCAGACAGAACGCGCCCTGCGGCTCCCACTTCTTTGCCTTCCAGTCCTTTGCGAAGTCCTCCAGCGTGTCGTAGCAGCAGAGCCCGGCCTTTTCCTCGGTGATGAACATTGTTTCCATTACGGCCTCGTCGTCGGCGTCGTCCCAGCCGAAAAGGTGCCAGCTGTCGTAGTTGTCATAGTCCCACTGGGAAAAGTGAAGCGTGTGGCCGTCAATCGGCCAGCCGGTGCCTTTTACGGTTCCCTTGATGATCTTCGGTTTGTATTCCATGTTTTTGCCTCCTTATTTGAAAAGCATTTGCTTTTTATGCTTTTATTTGCTTTATTGTGTTTTGCTCTGCTTTTGTCTGAATTTGTCCGGCGCGTCGCAGGTGCTCCAGTGTGGTGTATAGCCCCAGCCCGTTGCCTCTGCCGGATCGTCCACCGGTTCGCAGCTTATCACGTCCCCGGCGGGCGTCACCAGCTTGGTGCTGCCTCCGGGCTTTGTGCGGTAGTTCACCGGCTTGGCGTCGCACGGCATTGAACGGCCGGAGCGGGTGCGGATCCAGAGGATCGGCTTCCCGCAGCTTTTACATGTTCTTATATTCATGTGATCACCTCCTTACCATGTCCATGTGTCGCGCTCCGGCAGGAATACCACCGGCACGCCCTCGTATTTGCTCATGTACTCCATAGGAGTGTCCGGTTCGCCGTCGAAGGCATTATACAGAGCGCTGCATAACTTCGGCGCTTTGTCGGCCCTCGGCTCAACATCTTTCCAGAGCTTCCCGCTTTCGTCCTCATAAACCGGACGATCCCAGCTGTCGCGGCCTTTATGCCTCAGCAGCAGCGCCGCCCAGTTCCAGAGCCCCTGCCTGCCTTTTGCCGGTATCGGCTCCGGCAGCTTTTGGACGTTTGCCAGCTTCCACGCATACCGGCCCGGCGTATAGTCGCCGAGGGCCAGCTCGTCCGGCGTCAATGTGGTGATGTACTCCGGCGTTATCCTGATACAGTCCACGAGCTCGGCGGTGGCGAGTATGCAGCCCATAGGGAAGGTTGCCGGGCCGTCGATTGTTTCCGGCAGCTCCAGCCGCCTGCATATTACCTCCCGCGCCTTGTCGTCCATGTAGAGATTGCTCCATGTGTGCTGTATTGCCTTCATGGCAGAGTGGATCGCGATCGGGCCGCGGTATTTCGTGGCCCAGCTTCGCGTCTCGTTTCCTTTGATACCGGCAGCCAGAGCCCCGGCCCATGGCTGCCATACGGTGATCGCTTTCATTTATCCCTCGCTTTCTGCCGTCCAGATAATAGCGGAGCGCCCCGTCACGCTGCACGCCCGCTTTCCGGCGTTTCTGATTTTTCCGGCCGCCTGCGCTTTGGTGAGGATCGGGCCCACGTCGCTGCGGCTTACCTGCTGCCCCCGATCTGCCAGAACGGCGGCGATCTCGTTTGCCGTCATGGCCTCGCCCCGGATCAGCTCCAGCACCATGTCGCGGAGGCTCTGGCCCATGTCCGGGCTACGCCACACAATAACGGCAGAAGGGAAGGGGGCGGAGTCTTTGGCGTTGCCGTCCTCGTCCGTGAATTTGAGTCGCCCGCGCAGGAAACGGATCTCGGCAGCTTTCCCGTGCAGTATGTAGTCGTGGAAGTATGAAGTGTCCGTTCTTGCTGGTATGAGCATAACAACGACGGTACCCGGCTTCTGGCTTTCTTCGTAGCCCTTCCTTACCCATTCGCTGATATTGCGGCCGTATGGAGGATTGCAGAACCAACAAGATCCCCCCCAGCTTTCTTTCAGGCCGTCGTCGGCCGGTGTGAAATATCTCGCGCACTTGGCGCTTTTATCGGTGGCGGCCGGATCCAGATTAAAATGAAACTCTTGATCCAGTTCTGCGAAAAAGTCGGCCGGTGTACACCAGTCCAGCTTTTTGCTGCTTAACAATGCTTCATTCATTTGTTTGATCTCCTTTCTGTTCAATGTCTGGAGCGTCAAGTTCCACGCCTTCCAGCAGTTTGAGCACTCCGGCGATATACTGCACCCGGTAGGGCTCCAGCTCGGCCAGCTTCATGTGCTTGTGGCCGTATATGTCCTTCATGTCGCGCCAGACTTCCCACGGCACCCGGAAAAAGTCTTGCAGGCCCACGCTCACCAGAACAAAGGCAGCAGCGCCGAGGCCGTGGTGGGTGCTCAGGCTTTCCACCTGCTCGTCGGTGAGGCGGCTCTGTTCGATCCGGTCGCTGTCGGTGTGCTTTGCCTCGAATACCACGGCGCGGCCTCCGGTGAGGGTGCCCTTAAAATCAGGCTGCCCGGCCTTGATGTAGCAGGCAAGAAACTGGCCTTGCCGGTTCGGCGGCCGGAGAGGACGCATAGGCTCCGGCGTCTTTTCGACGTAGGCCACGCCCTTGTCCTTATACCAGTTCAGGCTCGCGGCGATCAGGTTCTCGAAGTGTTCCCCGGCCCGCTTGCTCTGGAGCCCTCGCTGGCTGCGCTGGATATTGGAGAGAGCGGTCGAAGCTGTCGGATCCGGGTAGCCCTCGCGGTTTTTCCCCGGCACCATGTCCCAGCTCACGCCTCTGCCTCCATGGTTATGTCGTGGCCGGGGTGCTTCCTGAGCTCGTGGGCCAGCTCCACGACGGCCTCGCCAGAAATCCGCACGGTGGTGGACTCCACGGCCGCGATCCCGTTCAGGTTGCCGACGTGAGAGGGTAGGACGATCAGGGCGTCGCCCAGCTCGGTGTCCGGCATTTCCTCGCCGGTATGCTGGTAGACTTCCACGGCGTCGCGGACGAGGATCCCGTGCTCCGTCGCGTATTCGATCTCGCGCTTCATGCCCTCGCTGGGGTTCTCCATGCCATACACCCAGATTTCCGAGCACATGCTCAGCAGGGCGATCCCCATGTCCATGCCTGCGGCCCGTTCCTCCGGCTGGGTGTCGTCAAGAAACTGGGTGCAGTAGACGTGCGGCGCGATCGGCACCACGTCAGGGAAAAGCTCGACGGCCTCCCGGCAGTAGCCCTGCGCCTTGGTGATGTTCTTTTCCATGTCTCCCCGGCACGGGGAGCAGATATAAATAAACCGTTTTCTCATGGTGTTGCTCCTTTCATTCCATAAAGTCAAATATTGATAGTTGGCTGTCCTCGGCCTCAATGCGTCGGCAGGAAATATCGAAGTATTTCAGCTCCAGCTCTATGCCGATAAAATGGCAGCCTTCCCGGATTGCAGCCACACCGGTGCTCCCGCTTCCCATGAACGGATCCAGCACCGTGCCGCCTTTGTTTACGCTGTTATGTATGCAGCGTGACATGAGCGCCACCGGCTTTGGTGTTGGGTGTTCGCCCGCCGGATCCCTCGGCACTCGCCAGAGGTTTGACGGCCTGCCGTCTTTGAGCGTGTGTCTGCCCTTGTGTGCAAAAAGAATTAGCTCGTACTGGTTCGCATAGTCCCCGGTGAGGTCGCCGCTCGTCCAGTTGCCCTTGTCCCACACGATCGGGGTTTTCAGCGTCGCTCCGGCATCTGTTAGGGCCTGCTGCCAGATTGGTGCCACGTCAAAACGGGTGCAGAGATAGATCGCCCCGCCGTCGGCGACGGCCTCGTACATGAGCGGTACGCTCCAGAGCGGTGCCTCGCTGTCATTTGCCAGCATGTCGGGCGTGCTCATTACTTTGCGCCGCCCGGTCTGGTATGCGATCCCATACGGGGGATCCGTCACTATGGCCGCCACCCCCCCCGCGAGAGCGGGCAGCACTTCGCGGCAGTCGCCGCAGTATAAAGTCGCTTTTCTGAAATGTTCTACTCGCACGGCGTCGCCTCCTTACTTGCTGCGCCAGCTCTCGCCGGTGGTTACTATGGCGGCGCACATTTCCCGGAGCCGGTCGATCGTAGCGTCTGCTGTGGTCGGATCCCCTGAGTCCTTCGGCGTCAGCCTGCGGACGAGCTCGGCGTCTGTGTAGTTGGTGGTGATGATCGTCGGCATGTATGCCTCATACCGGGCGTTGATTATGGCGTAAATCTTGGACACGGCCCACTCGGTTGCCGGTTCCTTCCCCATGTCGTCGATAATGAGCAGCTGCACGCGCTTGTAGGCGTCCAGCACGTTGCCCTCGCTGATTTCCCCGCCGTATTGCCGGTTCTGCTCGTAGGTGCGCTTGATACGCTCCAGCAGGTCGATCATAGTCATGCAGATCACCGGCGTGCCCTGCTGCATGAGCTGGTTCGCTATGGCAGCAGCGAGGTGTGTCTTTCCGGTTCCCTTCGGGCCGGTTATGAATAGGCCGTTGCGGCCGGGTTCCGTATTGTTGCGCGGCAGCTTATCCTTGAAGGCGTCGGCGTATGCTGCACATACCCGGAGGGCCTTCTGGTTCTCACCGGTGGGCTGGAATGTGTCGAAGGTGCGGCGAAGGAAGCGGGCGCTCATGCCGCTGTCGCCTATGATACGGCGCACGCGGCCGCGCATTTCCTCGGCTTCCTTGGCTTCGCGTTCGGCCCGTTCCTTTGCCTCCCGTTCGGCTGTTTCCTGCTCATATTGGGCCACGGCCTCCGGGCAGTCGCAGCGCTCCGGGCCATACGGGGCCCACATGATACGCTCCCCAAACTTGAAGCCCTTCGTCAGCCGCGGCTTGCCGCAGTATTCACATGGCACCGGATCCGGCGGGTTATAGCCTGCGGCCTCCGGCGAGTTGCTGAGGATCCACGGCTCCGACTTCTGGGCCTCCGGTTCAGCTGTCTGCCATTTGGAAGCCGGAGAGGGGCGTCTCGTCCCGTTTTCCGGCGTCGCTGTTCTGCCCGCCAGAATGTCCGCTATTGTCTCCATGCCCTTGTCCTCCTTTCAGTCTGTCGTTGTCGTATTTCCCCTCCAGTACCTTGCTCATGTTGGTGGGCCGGATCAGCCAGTCAAAGTCTGCCGTCCAGCCCCGATCGTTGTCGCCTTTCAGGAAGTCCGACGCCTCGGCCTTCTCGAATAGCTCCCGGAAGGCGTCGAGCGTTCGGTATTTCTTCCAGCGGCCAGCGATCAGCTTTTGCCGGTTGCCCTCAATGGCCCGCAGCTTCGGGTAGCTGGTGCATATCGCGTGATAAAGTTCGGCGATCTGCGCAAAAGGGACGGGCTGCTGCTGGCCCCCTTTAGGGGGTAGGGGGTGATCTATATCTGTTTCTGTATCTGTTACTGTCTCTGTATCTGTTACTGTATCTCCTTTTTTTGGTTCGCTTTGCTTTTCAGAAAAAGCATTTGCTTTTTGTGCTTTTGAAGGTCTGCCGCCCATTTTCCCCGCTTCGCTCCGTTTTTTGACGGTTTCGGCGTACTTCTCGGCGTCTCTGTCCATTTGTGCCTGAATGAAGGAAAAAGCCATAAGGGCGGCCCCTTCGAGCTCTGGCTGGGTGCCGTGTTCGCCATAGTCCAGCAGAGCCATGAGCAGCTTCCCGCGTTCCTCGTCGTTCAGGAGGGCGAGGTGCTTTCGGTAGTCGTAATAAAGCAAAAAGCCTTTTTTTGCGTCCTGAGCCACGGTTCTGCCTCCTTTCTGTTATCCTGAATATCCGTCCCCATAGCCGCCACCGCCAGACTCCTTGCCGTCGGCGAAGTAGATCCGGGAGGCGTTGACTTCCACGACTTTGTGCCGCTTGCCGTCGCTGCCGTCATATTTCCGCGTGGAAATGCGGCCCTCAACGACTACTTGGCGGCCTTTTGTCAGGTATCGCTCGCAAAACTCGGCCTGCTCCCGCCAGCACACGATCGGTATGTAGTCCGGCGGTGTGTCTTTGTCTTTGCTCGGCACCTGAACGGCGAGATC